GATATTTTAGCAATTACAAACGAGATTCGAACTGATCTTTTAAACTCGTTTGAGGTAGAATATGATATTGTAAAAGAATTTTTTAATGGAAAAAAGAGTTCTTCAAACTATAAAGTTATATTTGTTGATCAAACAACTCCGGTAATTATTGCTAAAAATGAAACAGATGTTAATCTTATTTTTATAGATAAAGTAGCTACAGTTGAGCACTGGGATAGTATGTTTACAATTGAAAATTATCCATTATTAAAAAAATGGGGTTTTCAAATTAGGCCAGATCAAAAACAGTCTTTATTAAAATACAATCTTAATACTAGTCTTGAAATTTATGTAGTAGATAATAGTAGCATGAATTTTATCTATAGAACTATTAAGCTTTCTGTAAATGATTTAATTAACAAAGATAGAGAGCTTGTAGATTATCATTTAGATAAAGAAAGTGATATTACTAACATATCAGTATATGTTAAACGTTTCTTTTCTTCAGTTGGATATCAAATATTATATGATACAAACAGTTAAAATTTTAGACTACGATATTATCTATCTTAGTTATGACGAACCTAATGCTGAGAAAAATTATGCTGACTTATTAGCAAAAGTGCCATGGGCTAAACGTGTACACGGAGTTAAAGGCAGTGACAATGCGCACAAGGCCTGCGCTCGTCTAAGTGAAACAGATCGATTTGTTACTGTAGACGGTGACAATATTGTACGTGAAGATTTTCTAAATCAAGAAGTAGACTTTGAAGAACATAAAGATTTGTCAAAGTGTGTTATTTCATGGGCAGGATACAACGTAGTCAACGGACTTATGTACGGCAATGGCGGATTAAAGTTATGGCCTAAACAGTATGTACTAGACATGAAAACACATGAAAACGCACCCGCCGACGATCCTAATGCACAGGTGGATTTTTGTTGGGATGCTGAATACATACAGATGAATAGATGCTTCAGTGATGTTTATAATAATGCTAGTCCGTTCCAAGCATGGCGAGCAGGATTTCGTGAAGGTGTAAAGATGAGTTTAGAGCGTGGAGTTAAAACTGCGAATAAAGAATTTAAAAAAGAAATACACTGGAAAAATCTTGATCGTCTACGTGTATGGCTTAATGTTGGGATGGATACTGTTAACGGAGATTGGGCAATATTAGGCGCTCGTCATGGATGTTATATGACCAACTGTACTGATTGGGATTATATACAAGTTAGGGATTTTGAGTATCTTACAAATTTATGGCATAATGAAGTTGAAAATATAAATGTTAAAGACGCTATTAGTTCTTATGGTAATAGTTTAAAAAATGCACTTGATCTTGAAATAGCAGATCTAAATGCAGATGCTAGTAAATTTTTTAAAGCAGTTCATTTAAATCAATATCGCTCAGGTATTGGATTTTTGGAAAAAGAATAATGTACGATCTAATTTTTTATAATTCCGAACCTCTGTCTATAGAACGTAAAACGATCTTAGTAGAAAAATATCCCTTTGCTAAATTTGTAGAATTTGACAGTACTCTAACTAATACTGCTAACTTAGCTAAGAAAAATGTATTCACCAAATTCTTTTGGTTTATAGATTCTAGTTATGAATTCTTAGATACAATGTTATCGTTTGAACCTAAAAAATGGGACAATGAATATGTACATGTCGTTAACCTCTATCAGCAATACACTGAAAAATTGCAGTGTTATCTTATTCCAAAAAATTATTATATAGACACTACTCAAGAGTTTTTTACTAACTTAAAATATATTAATGATTACATTGTACAAGCAGATATAACGTATGACATATTTTTCCTATCTTACAATGAACCTAACAGTTGGGCCAATTGGCAAATATTAAGTACGAGATTCCCGCAGGCAAAACGAGTCTTTGGAGAATCCAACATATATCTTAGTCACAAGGCCTGTGCAGAACAATCTACTAGTGATTACTTTTGGGTAGTAGATGCAGACAACGAAGTGTTAGATTCATTTAACTTTGACTATTATGTAGAAGATTATGATTTTGACCTAGTACATATTTGGCATAGTCGTAATGAAATAAATGACTTAGAATACGGTAATGGTGCTATTAAACTGTTACCTAAAATGTTATTTGACGTAACAAAAGACGGAGTTGACATTACTACCAGTCTCAGCAATAAACTCAAGATTATACCTACTGTGGCAAGCGTTAACAGATTTGCATCTAGTCCTTGGAATGCTTGGCGCAGTGGATTTAGAGAAGCGGCTAAATTAGCCAGCAATACAATTGCAAGAAGTAATCAAGATGAAGCTGCTACAAGATTAACTGCGTGGACTACTAAGGGATTAGACAGACCGTTTGGTGAATATGTTGTCCCTGGTGCTGTACTAGGAATGCAGTACGGCACGGAGAATAAAGGAAACCAGGACGCATTAATTAAAATTAATGACTGGTCCTGGTTGTACGAACAATTTAAACTTAATGTTAAGTTGCCGTTGCGTCCCGAGTAACTAATTTAGAAGCCATTGGAAATATAGCTGAAATTGCTTGAGCACACGCAACCGCTACTAGTTGATGCTCTTTTTGCGTACCGTTAGCACTACGCAATTCAATAAAGTGAATCCAGCTACGTAGTGTACCATTCATATACACACGGCTAACTGTATTACCTTCTGGTAATACTGCACGAGCCTGTTCTTTAGCAATACCGTTATCAATAGCCCATTTGTATACATACTTAGCTTCATCAATTACACGCTGTTGCATAAGGTTCCATCGTGTCTTTAATTCTTCATCATCTGTCTCTACACTATTTTGTCTATTTTTAGTGTCTTGTAGACGAGCCTCTCTTAATACAAAACTGAGATCCTTTGTTGGATCAGCGTAGCGTTGACTAAACTCTTGGAAAGCAAAACTTCTATGTCTAAGTATTTGACGGGCAATGTCTCTAGTAGTTTCGATCTCAACACATGCTGATACCATTTCAAGTGGAGACCAATGTGCATGTTTAACTAGATAGTTAATAAGTTTTTCACTGGTTTCTGTATTAAGTTGATTACTAGGATTACTAACACGGGCACAATAAGCAATAAGCTCTTGTGCATCGTCAATACCTAATAATGCAAATTCTGCAGTTGGTTGTGAATATGATAAAAGTTTTACATTCATAATTAATTTAAAATAAGTTCTGATCCGTTTTTTTGTCCTATTTGCCCTTTAACAAATGTGTTAAATGCAATACTAATTCTTTCGTTAACTGAGGTATTAGGTTTTACATAATGATAACATTCTGAAGGAAATATAATTAAACTGTTGTTTTCTAATGACAAGTTCCATTCTACTGAATTAAATCTGTTAAATTCTATTGGGACATAATTTAGTAAAAATGGTTGAGTAAGTCTATTAAATGAGATACACGGCTGACTATCTTCCACTGAAATATAGTAGCAGCCTGATAGAATACTGTTTGTATGATTGTGAATAGAATGTTGTTCGTTATTACTAGTTTTATTAAGCCAGCTATTTGTTATATAAAATTCATTGTCTATTGACATAATTTCTTTAGCATATACCTTAATAGCATCTAACATCAAACTTTTTAAGTCATTTAATTTAGGATCGTTTAACAGGTAACGGTCAACTGATGCAACATTACCTAGTGACTGTGATTCTAATTCTTTTGAAAGTATATACTCTAATTCAGTCTGAGTTAATTTTCTAATAGAAGTTTTAAAAATAGCTATAGGAAATAAAGGATGTATTTCTGGAGACATTATTTTAATTTTCTTTTTTTTAAGAAACGATTTGTTACCTTTATCATATCTTTTTTAACTCGCTCAGTATCTAATCTAAAATCAACATTTTCGATTTCACTTTCGTACGACGACAACATTTCCTTGAGATTCTTTTCAAAAGAATCCCAATCTGCTTGCGCCTGCTTAGAACTGATTTTTATTTCCCAAACTTTTTTATTCTTAAAAGTTACAGTTATTGACTCTAAGTATTGCAGAGGAACTACATTAAGCGTAATTTCACCAAAAACTTCTGGCCAATATCTGATAACGTCGTCAGGAAACTTCTTTCCTGGAGTCACGTATTAACAGTAGATTTTTTCTTAGTTGGGGCTAGTTCTTCGGCTAGTCTACGAAAATTAGCAGCTTCTTTAGCTAGCTTATCTGCTTGACTACGATAAAATTTTGCCTGCTCTTCTGGGGTGCCTGTAGCAGTAATTACTTGTTCTTCTTGAACAGGTGCTGGAGGTTCTTTAACCATAGCAAGTTCTTGAATCTCTTCGTTCTGTGCTGGATTAGGTTTAATTGCAAGGTCTTGTACACTAACACCTTGTTGCTGTGCAATTAATTGATTTAAATCTGCCAATATAATTGATGTTTGATTATTAGGCATCATCTCAACTATATCAGTTGGAACTTTGGATAATAGACCTTTAACATGCAAACTTGGTAACATAGTGCTGCCATCTGAAAATATTGCTCTTGCTAATACTTCACTAAATTCATTTGCAAGTTGAGCCGAAGGTGATTCTACTAATTTAATTAGTTGATCATGATAATCTGGTTCTAAACTTTCTGTTTGAATAATTAGACAGTTGAATGCATCGCCTGGTAATGTTCTAAAAACAACTAGACATCTACGCCCTGTTGTTTTAATCCTTCCTACATGCTTATAATTTTGCATATTAGGCCCCTTGTTTTGATTGTTTCGATACTGTATCTAAAAATGTTGCAAGCTTTGTATAGGTCTGTCCTACAAGCATCATTTCATTTGGTTTAAATGCACCACGCTGACTAGCAATGTCTACAATCATTTTCATGGCTGCTAAATCGCTAATTGTAAGCTCTGCCGCTTCTTGCGGTTGTGCAGATTCTTGTGGTTCTTGTTGTGTAACTTCTTCGGTCATAAAACTCTCCTTTTTGGAATATGTGTATATAATTATCTATTAGGCTAAGTGAGGACATGCAAGTTTGAAGAAACTAAGTTCTTTTTCTTGCTC